CCAAACCTAGTATGGTGATTTGCTAACTCTTTAGTAGGTGAAACAAAAACGAAATTGATTCCACTATTCAATTCTAACTCTTTAAATTTGTTGACAGTTTTCGTGGTTTTACTAGCAGATGCAAAGCCAGTTATACATGTAAATGAGTTTTTAATATTAGATGCTAATTTTTTGTATCCAGGATAAACACTTTCAAAGTTCTTAAAGAAAGCATTAGCAAACTTGGATAGACGTTTCTCATCAAATTTATATTTATGAATAGTCTCTTCTTGTTTATATCGATCATATAAATCATAAATATCGTGTTGTTTTGTTGATGAATATTTAGACAATAGATAGTAAATCTCTGTTGATGATTGTTGTGTAAATCTATCTATTTTCTCAAAATTTACAGCGAATTCCCATAATCTAACCGGGTTACCAAAAGTCTTGCATAAGAAAATCGGTGAAAAAGTACTAGAATATAATTTAGCAACATTGTCGACCATTTCATCAACGATCAATTCGGAACCAACGCTTTTAGCGGCGTCGGATATCATTAATACAATGTTGTATTTACGTGCTAGTACTTTAAGTTGTTCAAATAATGATCTAAAAGAATCATATCCAATGATCTCATACGACAGATGATCAGTTTTCTTTTTAAGCGGTATACCTTTGGTGTAATGCATGCCTATAATTTTAACATTATTATTAGAAAAATGAAGAGCTAATTGTTCTAAAAGAAAACCGGGAGCGGCAGACAACTCAATTATGGCCTTAGGTCTATTGTCATTCTTATTATAATCTTCGGCAACCAATGCATTGTTGTTAATAAACTCAATAAGAGCTGGAAATTTATGTCGTGAGCCGCCTTTCAATGAAAAATGTTGATGTTCAAATTGTAGTGCAATTTCATTTTTAGCATTATCATTAATTATCATTAAAGAATCACGATTGGTTGTAGAATTTTTAATTGTTATAGCAATTTTAACATCATATTTAATGGCTAAGTGTTCCAACACATGGTTAGAACAGTCATTATTTTGCCAAATTCCATTAAATATGTAATCTGTTACTTCTACGGGATTTTCACCACCATCTATTAATAAATTATAACAAATTCTAATAAAATCAGATTCTCTTGGTTTTCGATAAGCAGGAAAGAAAGCTTTATAAAATGCCTGCATTGCACAATGTCCGACCTTAAATTTAGATGGTGTTTGCAATCTAGTTATTGAATTTTTAATAGATGCTTCGTCACTAATATTTTTAAATTTCCCGAATAATGTCTGCAATGTATTGCCGGAAATACTTAACTTATCAGTAGGTATAATAGTTTGATCTTTTGTCGCTGTGTTAATATTTATATTGTCAATAGCCGGTTTGGTCTTAATTATCACATTATCATCTTGGCTATCATATTTAACATCTTTAGATTCAATTTTACTGTTGTTGTTAATCTTAGCATTGTCACGTTCTTGTTGTTGATCAATTTGATTAAGAATATCCTTAATCTTATCATTAACATCATGTATGTATTCTATTTCCTTATTTGGTTTACCTCGGCTATCTTCAAAAGATTTAGGGTGCCACGAATTGGGGTCAAAGGTATCACTAACCTCATCCAATTCTGTAGAGTGATTTACATACAATTCAGGTTGCAATTTAGCATCAACAACATTGCATATATTTATATCATTAAGATACATAAAATCGAAACTATCCAAGAATGTGCTAGCATAATTCTT